TACAAACAAAAATCAAAAAGTGGATTCAAGACCAAGAAACTAGCTCAAGTTGCAGCAAGGGAGATAGAGGATAACCTATCCGAAAATATCTTGACAGATAAAGATGTCACACTTTATGATTTTGTAAAGACTTGGTCAGACGTTTACAAGCGTCCACATGTCAAGGATAAGACTTGGGATACATACACCAAAAACTTAAAGCATATCAAAACGTACTTTGGAGATTTGAAAGTAAAGGATATCACTCCCTTATATTACCAAAAGCGGCTCAACGAGTTTGGCGAGAAATACGCCCAGGAAACCCTTGAGAAATTTCACTATCAAATCAAGGGCGCTTTAAAAGTAGCAGTCAGGGAGCAAGTGATCAGTTACAACTTCGCTGAAGATGCCAAAGTAAAATCTCAGATAGAAACCAGGTCAGAGGATAACGACTTCTTGGAAGAGAACGAATATAAGGCTCTAATTTCGTCCACACGCTCGAATATCCAGTACGTGTCCTATTTCACCCTCTATCTCCTTTCGGTGACTGGTATGCGCTTTTCTGAGGCTCTGGGGCTTACATGGGACGACATTGACTTTAAAAATGGAATCATAGATATAAACAAGTCTTTTGATTATTCCAAAACGCAAGATTTCGGAGATTTAAAAAATGAGAGTTCAAAAAGAAAAATCCCAATCGACAGGATCACGATCGAAACTTTAAAAACGTATAGAAAGAGCTACTGGCAAGCAAACATTAAAAACAGGGTGTGTTTCGGAGTTTCAAACTCAGCTTGTAACAAGTTGATAAAAAGACTTGTAGGCAGGCCTGTCAGAAACCACAGTCTAAGACACACTTATGCTTCTTACCTAATATTTAAAGGGATTGACATTGTGACCATATCAAAGCTACTAGGACATGAGAGTCCAGATATAACCCTAAAGGTCTACTCGCACCAGATGGAAGCCTTAGCAGATAAAAACTTTGAGCAGATAAAAGAAATTTTCCTAACTGCTTAAATTTGGGGCGGATTTGGGGCAAAATCCCCACAAAGTCCGATAAATCAATAGTTTTTAATCCGTCTACCGCCTTTTTTATACTATTTTATAGGAATTTATCCGAAAAGAAAGCCCGATTTTACGGGCTTTTTTGTTTTTCTTTTAGGATAAAAAAGGATAACTTTAAAAATTATTTGGGGCGAGTTTGGGGCGAGGGTATTTTTTAGAGCTTGGATTTTAAATCCAAGCTTTCAGGGTAAACAAAAAACACTAGTGAGCGCTAGTGCTTTTTTTGAAAGTGGTAGATATTCGATTATCTACCTATATTATACCATATTTTCTGTCAGAGCAAGCAAAAAAACCGCCAGCAAACGCCAGCGGTCAAGTGTAATTAAATTTTGAATTTCTTTCTGTTTTTATTTTTCTTCTTTTGGTTTGTCAACGACGGTCACAAGACCATCTGGTTCGGTTTTGAATGCTGGATCTGTGTGTAATTCACCGTTAGCTTTCAAATAGTACCAGCCATCGCCAGACTTGACGAATTGTTTAGAGAGCATGTACCCGTCTTTTTCTTCCATGAAGTACCACGTTTCGCGATACTTAACCCAGCCTTTAGCCATGCGGCCATCTGGTTTAAAGAAATACCAGCGATGGTTGAGGAACATCCAACCTGTGACCATTGCCCCACGTTTATCGAGATAGAACCAGTCTTTTTCATCAAAGAACCAACGGTTAATCAAGCAATAGCCACTATTATCAAATCGGAACCACTCTCCATTGATTTGTTTCCAGCTGTTTTTTGGATAAGAGCCATCTGACTCCTCCCACCACCAGCCTGTTGCATTGCGTTTCCAGCCAGCTTCAGATAGACCACCTTCGATGTCTTTCTTGAACTGCTCACGACTGATACCCCATTTGGCCAGGTAAGGGTATGGATCAACGTGATCAGAGTAGTTTCGAGGTTGGTTATATGTGCAGTATTGATGCGTCTTAATTCCAGCCAAGCTGTCAGAATCCAGTGTCTTAGGAATGCCAGCTTCATCAGCAAGGTTTCGCAGAAGCTCAACATAGAGTTTATAGTCACGCATGAACTCTTCCTTGGTTTCATGACTCTCAATCAATTCAACCTGTCCATAACCCTCTACGTTCCAGCCGCCTCCTACGTCGTATGCCCCCATGTCTGTATACCAGGTCTGCATCACACGGCCGTTACCTACAACGTGCGAGAAAAATCCTGAATCAACAGGACGGCGCATATGATAATCAGCCTCGTTTTGAGCTGTTGAGTTTGCATTCCCGGTTGAGTGAGCATGAATCTGTCTGTAAGGTTGTTCCCCAACCTGTGGTAAGTCTGTTCTTAATCTGCTTTTATCAATATCCATTTTTTATTTTCCTTTCTTATGGTAAGACATTAGGCCAAGGTTCACTCGTAAGATACGAGATTGAACTTACCCGAATATCGCCAATATCTCTATCCGTAGGAACCGGATCTGAGAACTGAAAACGCAGCATATTACTGTCTCCCTGCCCTCCCAAATACCAGGTTCCATACGAAACACCTTTATCATTGTAGATGCCCCCGATTAAACTAAACTCTGACCTAAACCCTTGAGGTACTTGTTGCAAGCCTAGAATGAAACAATTTCGTTCACGGTCACTAGGTTGCAAGACGTATCCAGGGCCACCACGGCGAACTACTCCGAACCAACCCCAAGAAAGACCGCCAAACTGATACATGACTGTGTCATTTTTGCGCCTTACTTTTAGATAAGAAGCGCCTAGCTTAGATTGAATATTCAAGGTTCGCCAACCAGTGTCACCAGTCAAGACTTCCCAGCCTTGATTGTTGTTTCCGGTTCGCTTTATCCATTTAAGAGCGCCATTTGTGGCGTTGGTATCGACGTATGTCGTACCGACTGGTGCAATAACCTTCCCATTTGGCATACCAGTACCGTGGATCTCGTACTGGTTTGTCTGGTTGTTCTGTCCAGATGCGGTTGGTAGAGTAACGTTTCCACCTCCGTTCGATAAGATAAGAGTATTTCCTTCAATACTCAATTTCTGAGGAATCCCCACACCATCACGGCCATCGGCACCTTTAGGACCAGTTAAACCAATTGGCCCTTGAGGTCCGATTTGTCCAGGTAAGCCAGCAGGGCCTTGTTCCCCTCGTTCTCCACGAGGTCCAGGTTGTCCGTCTAGACCACGCTCTCCTTGAATACCTTGCAATCCTTGAGGACCTTGTAAACCGTCTGCTCCTTTAGGTCCTGGTGGACCTTGCAGACCTTGAAGTCCTTGAGGACCAACTTCTCCTGGGTTTCCTTGTGGTCCAGGATCCCCACGGTCACCCTTTGGACCAGGAGTGAGAGAAATATTCTGTATCTCTTCCTTCGTAGCGAACTGACTCGTGTCGATTTCAGGCTTAGCTTCTAAGGCTGCTAAACGTTTAATGATCTCTGAATTGTCTTGTGCAGCACTTTCGACGTGAACAGTCTTGAGAATTTGTTCTAATTCTGACCTGGTGACGATGCTCTCGATATCTACGATGCGACCTGTCTTCTGCTCGATGATAGGCGCATTTTTAGACTTATCAAGCTCACTAACTCGAACATTGAATTGGAAGCTATACACGTCTGCCGATTTCTCAATCTCTTCAAAATAGATGTATCCAACGACAGGTTCATCCATTGTTATCAACGAAGTGTCAAATTTTACAGTGAAGGCATTATCTTCGATTGTCGCATCAACTGTTGAATATCGTTTAGACTTCTTGAAGTAAAATAAGCAAATGACCTTGTTAGCGGTTAGATTCTCAAGAGTGAATTTGAATCCAGCGATATTCTTGTCCATACTAAAAAATTCCTGGTGGAGTCTATCTACATCTCTGTTATTCGATGTGATTTCAAGTTTCTTTTCGATGGTTTTCTTCAAGTCTTGCTCCTTTCTTTAAATGTTAAAAAAGAGAACCTAAAAAGGTTCTCTTGATTTATTTCTCGGCCCACGCATCATTCATCTGCTTCACTGCAGATTCAATAAACGTTTCTAAGTCCTTATCAGCCATGTTAATGTTGTACTTACTTAACTCAGCACGGATTTTAGTTCGTGCTTGCTCCAACTTTTCCTCGCCTTTAAAGCCAGTTTCGGATGCGACCTGCTCCACAGCATTGACTGCATTTTTGGCCAAGATTTCGACAATCTTGACAGTCTGTTCGCCACCTTTTTTGATAAGGTAATCTTTTACTGCTTTGATGATGCTGCCTGTCGCTACTGCTAAAAATCCTGTAACAAAAGCAATAATAATTTCGTTAATTTGATTCATTTTAATTATCCTCTTTAATTTCTAGTTCGAGAAACTTCTCGAACAATACCTTAACCGCGCCATTTCCACCGAGTTCCACGTAGCTTTCGTAAAGTTTGGAGAGTTCTTCAATCTCATGTTGATTCGTTTCACCTCGCTTGATAGCTTTTTTCAAATTCTCTTGTAGTCGAAACCGTTGAATTCGTTGTAATCCTTTGCCAATCATCGACAGATTTTTATTGTTATCCTTACCTATCTCCTCGACTGCATGAACTGATTTTTCAAGATCTACGATTTTATCAGATAGATCGCTCAAACGTTTGTCAGCTTCTTTTGAAGTTTGAGTGCTTCTGTAGGAAAAATAACTTGGAATCATCACTACAAGAATCGTCGTGATTCTTTCCATAAATACTGACCAATCCAATTGAATCACCCCCTTTTTTAGTGTAGTAATCCTATTGAACAGGTTGAGTTTCTAGCTCAGATTTAGGCGCTTCCCATTTCCACACTGCAAGAATGCCATTTTGAGATGGTGAACCTTCAAGTTGTTTGAGTGATTCGCCCTGGTAAATGAATTGTTGGTTAGTTTGAATAAGGATACGTTTCCCTTCGCCGTTCAATTCAACGTGCTCTGGGTCTTCAACCGCAAACATCGAACCAGGAGCGTAGCTTTCACCAGTTTTTGCAAGCGGGAAGAGTCCAACGAGTTCTTTGTAAGTTGTACCATAAGCAATTTTCTCACCCATGATAGAATCTTGAGCCATAACACGAACTACTTTATTGATTCTCTCGGTGATTTCAAGCAGTTGGTTCTGCTTGTTTTCAGTTTGAGTTACCTTCTGCTCAGTCTGTTCGATTTTAGATTGAGCTTGAACGATTGCTGCCCCAGGATCTAGTTCGGCTTTAAGAACATCAAGAACCGCTTGAATAAGCGTTTCTTCGTTTTCTTGTGTGCGATCTCCAACAAGTTCACGTTGGTTAGTGCTGTATCGGTTTCCATCCTGTAGTCGAATTTCAACTACTGTAGTGATTTGATTGCCTGCTCCACGAGTATATGGCTTAGTAGCCAATGAATAGTTATTTACTTCCATTAATTATTTCCTTTCAATTTCACTTCTTCAAATTTTGTTTTAAGTTCTTCATCTGAATTGATAATGTTTTTGAGTTGTTGCAGTTCTGCTTCTGCAATGCGACACAATGCTTTGTATGTTGCCGCCTTGTGAGAAAGAGCAGCCACATCATTTCCAAGTTCTTCAATGACCAGTTGGTCAATTTGTTGGTCAATTTGTTCGTTCATGTTGTTTTTTCTAACCTTTCAACTTTTTGATTTAATTCCTGAATAGCCTTAATTAAATAAGGCACTAATTCAAATACCTTGTACGAATAAGCACCGTCTGGATTTTCATAGAATGCTTCTGGTGCGTACTTCTGGACATCTTGAGCCATGATACCACAAGCAATATCTTCGACTTTACCGTCGTATTCCTTACGATAAGAATACGTTTTTAGCTTTTCGATAACATCAAGTCCATTGACTTGACTATCTTGGATATTGGTCTTATATCTACGGTCTGACAAGTCTTTGTTCAAAGTAATCCAGTCGTATGTCCCGTTGTCTAAATAAAAATACAGATAACCGTTGCTAGCGTCCATGTTTGTATATCGTGGTGAACTCATCCAAAATCCATACTTGCCACCTGAAGCTCTGTTGTCATAGTAGATTTTACCGGTAACTCTAAGATTTCCGTAGACAACAGGGGTGTTCCAAAAGTTTGCGGTGTTATAGCAGTACATTTCACCGTTGTTTTTTACAAACCAAGCCTGATTGCCCGGTTTCCCCCAGTTATCGCCCCAGTTAACCCAAAGAGCCGTTTGGCCTGCTCTCCATCCACCGTCACTCATACCAACGCGAAAACTGTTAGAACCAGTCAACCAGAAAACAGTCGGATCCTTCTCATGCGTACCAATTTGAAATCCACCAATCTTACCTTTGTAACCTTCAAGTAAGGTTGCTGAGACTACTACTGACCGTAGCTTGTTGATAAAGGCTGTTTTAGCAGCTAAAGTTTCCGTAAACACATCACTAGCTACAAGTTTGCGTGCTAGAGCTGTGTCAAATATCAGCTTATCCGCTGAAATCGAATTTGAGCGAATGATGTCGGCATTCAACGTACCTACTTTGGCGTCTCCAACAAAAAGACGTTTGAAATAACCATCGATTGCAGTTATCTCGTCAGCAAGTGTCTTCCCTTTTAAACGGATTTTATTGGCTTCAATTAAAGCGTTGTTGGGCGCTAAATTGATTTGTGATGTTACCGCACCAGGTCCTGTTAGGGTTTGGATAGCGTATGAATTATTCAGCTGTGAGACTTGAGTTTGAGTGACTACATCTTGTGTAGATGTGTTGTCACTGAATTTTTTAGGCGGTTTGTCGCCACGGATTAAAGAGACTTGTCCAATAGCAACTTGTCCGTTCTTCATTAACCAAATTTCAAGAGGGAGTTCTCTTCCTTTAGTCGATGATTTTTGGACGGTCATCGTACCTGTGATGATTTGCGTTCCAGTTTTTGTGAGTGTTACCCTGTCAGATGCAAGTCCTCCATCGGATGCCCATAGCTCAATTCCTAGAGGGGCATCTGGTAACACATCCACCCATACTTCCATGCGATAGCTGAGCTTTTCGCCCTTCGTAAATGTAGATGTATTAAGTGGTAATGCGAAACCGTGATAGACTGCTTGGTTTTTACCAGTAGTGGTAATTCGTAGCAACCTAGTTCCGGCTTGAACTTCGATAACATTTGCTTCTGCTTGTTTCTTGGCCCACTTGCTGAAGTTCGTTGGATCATATACCAGGTTAAAGTCATCCAAGAAATTAGATACACGACTAACTAGACCATCAGCGGTCTGAATAACTTGTGAAATCGCTTGGTCTTGTCGTTGCAAGGTTTGAGTGTGTGATGATACGGTATCTCGTACATCATTAAATTCTACAATACTAACAATTTCGGAACTTGAAATATCGTAGTCAGTCATGCGGTCTGAGTGTTCAAGTTTCATACCGCAAATTTCAAGACTACCATTTCCATTTTGACCGAATTGTATTTTGTTTCGAGCAGTGTCAGCTGTGAATGTGAATTGATAACGAACCCATTCTGTATTTGAGATGGGCTTGATTGATATTCGATTTGTGTCGTTGGTTGTCCACGAACGCATCAAGAGATTGACATTATGGCTTGAGCTGGTCGATGAGACCCTTGCCCAACAAGACATCGTGTATTTTTCGCCAATCTTCAAGTCTGTAAATTGTCCGAAATCCTTGTTCCCGCCATTTGTATTATTGACGACACGAATGCCTTTTTTAATAGCAGTATGTGGTGCATCTCTTAATTCAATAACTTCTGTCTGACCATTACCACCAGACATATTTAATTCCCAAGTGCCTTCCAAACCATTTCCAGAAGGTATGATAGATGAATTCTGCAAGAGGTTATCATTACGGATAACGTCTCTCAGTTTGGTTTCAATTCGTGAAATAGTTCGTTGAAATCCATCAACAGAATTCCTGACTATGTTTTGGACTTGAGTAGCATTTTGAAAACCTCTGTCATTGGCCAATCTGTCAAAATCAGTACGAGATAATTTCTCGGTAATCTGGTCAGCCTGGGCTTCGATTCTGTTTTCAGCAATCCGCAACCTGTCTGTCAGAGGGTCAACTTCTTGCTTGGTCACAAGAGTTCTGATTCTGTCAGTTATCTGCTCGATTTTAGCGAAGTTTGAATCAGACAAGCCTTTGGATGTTTTAGCAGACTCAAGAGCGTTTCTAGCTTCCTCCAGAGCTTCTTCTGCAGTCTGAGTAACTGTTGAACCAATAGCACGAATCTCTTCGATTTTGGTTCGTTGGTCTTCGAGCTTCTCGTTCATGCTGCTATCGAATCCTGAGAATCGATTGTCGATTTCATCCGATAAAGCACGCTTATTTTCCTCTGCTTTGGCTTTAATGGCATTCACTTCATCTGTAAATTGATTAACTAATTCTTCTTTTTGATTTTCAAAAGCAAGGTCAGCATTCTTGATTTCTTTCGCTAATTGTGTAGCGAATTGCCCTTGCAAGTGCTGAGTTTCATTCTTAACCGCATCATTAACAGCGTTAGAAAGCATATTGGACAAACCTGACTTAAATTTTCCAAATCCAATAGATAGTAGCTTCTTAGCCATCGGTGAATAAGTATACTTCGTGATTTTCTTACGAATGTCCATTTTGAATCGATCATGAAACAGACTGACAATATCAAAAATTTGAACAGGAACATCACTCTTTCCTTCGACTTGAATTTCTAAACTGTCTTCAAGCATGTCGCAGAGTGTTGTTCTGAAATACTGCTCACCGTATTTACGAAGTCCAGCTTCATCTTTTACGTCCTGGTCATTAACCTCAATCACATCTTCGTAGATTTGACTGTACTTGTTAATAAGCGGACTATCTACCACAACAGAAAACTTACGATCAGGTACTTTTTCTCCCTCACCTTTGACGGTAGTCTTGAAGGTAATTCGAGTCTTCAAAGACTTAGTTGATGTCTTTTGTTGATAGCTAGATAAGTTCTTTTTGTACATAAATAGCGATTCATTTTCTGAACCACCATTTTTCAAAAGTTGAACCTGGTATCCATGACGTACAAGATCGCCACCCCACTGACCAAGGATAGAGTGCTTATCTTTTGTAAAAGCGACCATCGCGTTGACACTATCAGTATTGAACGTGTGACGTTCGTCAATGTCGGAAAAGAATGAGAACGGATTCTCACGAGTAATACTTCCAGCAAAACGACTCAAAGCAGTTGAACCAGTCGCTCTATCCAAAGAAATCGGATTGATGACATAGTTGTTCAACAGTGTAAAGGATTGATTCGCATAGACTTGAATATAGCCATGTTTCTTTTGAACCTCGAAAATGACGAAATCTTGTTCGCCATGTAGGTCATCGGCTTTTAGGAAAGCTTCTTCTTTCAACTTCTCCCACAAAGCATCTGAGGTCGGAAAGCGAAAAGTCAGTTGATAGGTACTATTTGCTTCTTGAGAAATCTTGTCTTCATAAGCAGCATTTAAAGGAGTATTCCCATTTGTTAAGTAAATCAAATTTTGTACCTCCAATTTGGCCGAATAATCAATCTAAGAACATTCCCAGTAAATGTAACCCCACTTCTTCCTGTTGGGATTTCAAAGAACCCACCACGCTTTCTGAGAGTGTTCTGAACCGCCCCACTAGCATTGTAGATATTTTGCTTACCTTGTCTACAATCAATTGTAGCTTTCGTTTTTACATTGAGATACATTGTTTCTCTGCCGATAGTAATCGAAACATCTCCATCTCCCTGAACTTCAATGATGGGCTCAGAGTAAATTGTTCCTGGATTGTTAATTGTTCCTGGTCCATTATAAGATTCAGAATTAACCGTTTTTTGATATCGAAAAGGCTGCATGTTTAGCTTGATTTTCAATTGCCATGCATGATTACCAAAAGGTTTGTAGCTAGCCGTTAAAAAATGAGCATAAAAAATAGATTCAGGATGATAGCTAAATTCCAACTCATTGTCATTCGATTGAAATTTATCCAGGATAATCGAGATATCAATCATCTTTGTAACGTGAATTGTAAAAGTTCTGTCATAGCTATCATAAGAACCATCTAATACTCGATAACTTCCATTCACACCATGAAGCTCGGCCACCTCTCCTTTCGGTTTGGCAGCCTCAACTTCTCCAAAATCGGTCACGATACAGCCTGGAAGGGTCGATGTATTAAAGCCATTAATGATCATATAATCCATTAGATTCCCTCCCTTGCTAAAATTGAACCATGTTGTTCATAAGTATTTAATGAGATTTTCTCATTGTCTAGATAGATGTCTGACGATTTTTCAAAGATAGCTGTAAGGATTGATTCCAAACTTGACCTCATAATCGCTATCTCAGACACTGTTTTACTCTCTTGTACTTCAAGCTGAGCTGAAGGCATAGCCAAACGAGCCTCAAGATTTTTCGTGACAGAGGCAGTTGAGTTTAAATCCAGGTTATCCCCTGAAAATACATCAGAGATTTCTCCAGCCATTCCACCAACTGTTTCTTTGACGCCCTTAAACCGTTCTTGTAGTCCTTGGTCTAAACCTTGCATGATTGCATTACCTGCAGGAATCAAGAGTTTACTGTCATATTCAATCGGTCCTTTGTGGTCACGAATCCAGTTTGCAATTCCACCAACAAAATTAGTAACGCCTTCCCAGGCAGATTTCAAACCACCTAAGAACCCATTAAGAATTGCCTTACCAGCTTCCCAAAGGTTAATATTTTTAATTCCATTAAAGATATTAGTAATTTTGGTTACCAGATCACTAACAGCTTGTTTCATGTTATTCCATGCAGTCTGAGCACCGCTGACAAGCCCATTGATGAAACCAAGTACAAGTGATTTTAGTCCGGCCCACGCTGCGCTCGCTGTTGATTTGATATTTTCCCAGAGACTGGATAAGAAACTTACAAAGTTATTCCATAAGTTTTGAGCACCTTGAATCAATCCAGTAATTAGATTCGATACTGTAGTTTTTATCCACTCCCAGGCCATAGATGCAGCCGCTTTGATAAATTCCCAAATTGTACTAAGAACATTAGAGAAGTTCTCAAAAACACCAGTAGCGTATCCAACGATAACATCCACAACTCCAGAAAAGTATGTCTTAATACCCTCCCAAATCAGAGAGATTCCATTTTTGATTCCTTCCCAAATCAGAGAAAGATCTACACCTAATTGATCAAAGTTTCCTGTAACTAGGTCAATGATAATCAAAATAGCACCCAAGAAAATCGATTTGATAAATTCCCAAGCGCCTTCAAAGATCATTTTAATCCCTTCCCAAACTTGAGTAAGACCATCTGAAATGTTGTTCCAGATATTCATGAATCCGTCAATGAACGGTTGAACAACCATCATGACAGCTGTAGTAATCAATGTCCAAGCCGTAGACGCGGCCTCCTTGATTGATTCCCATAAGTCAGAAAAGAATGTTACAACAGCATTCCACATCGCTTTTAAAGACTCAACGTAAGCATTCCATGTTGTAACAACTCCATCCCACAAAGTGCTAGCACCTTCAGAGATACCAGACCAAAGACCGACAAAGAAATCAGCAATCCCCTGCCAAGCCTGTTTGATCCAATCCACAAAAGAGGACCAAATCTTTTGACCAGTTTCTGTTTGTGTGAAGAACCATACAAGAGCAGCAGTCAATGCTGCCACTGCAGTTACAATTAAGCCAATCGGGTTTGCTGCTAATACTGCATTGAAAATACCAAATGCTCCACTTGCCCCCATGGTAGCAGCTGCATTTGCTGCCTCCGCGGTAGTGAGTGCTCCTGTTCTTACGAACTGAGCCAACATAAGACCATTCGTGATGGATAATGTCGCATTTCTGATTACTTCTATTCCTTTTATTACAGTCATTACTGCTTTGTATCCAGCCCATGCACTTGTAATTCCGACAACTGCCGATTTTAGAAGATCTAAAGCAATAGGTGAATCTTTCAGCCATTTAGTGAATTTACTAAAGTTTTCAGAGGCTTTGCGAATAAAATTTGTAACGGATTCAAATGCTGTTCCAAGAAGGTTTATTCCTTGCTCACCATCTTTAATTCCTAAAAGATCTCCAACAAAATCGCCGACAATCCCTATTACATCACCTATTGCAGAACCAATATTCTCAAAAGTAACTCGAATATTATCTGCGATGTTGACAATTTGAGTTGCAGTTTCCTCACTAAAACCAATCGTATTCAGAATATCAATGTTATCCTGCTTACTTAATGACCCAAAAATCATGTCAAAAAAGGTCTCAAAGATTCCTGTTACACGAGATAGTTGATCAAAAACTGCACTTCCAAAAGCATCCCCAAAAAGCTGAGAAGCAATCTGACTAATCCCTTCAGTCAAAACCAAGCCAAGGCCAGAAAAAATATTTCCAACCATTGGTAAAAAATTATCAAAGAGAAAGGTAGATGTTGTTTTAAGCAAAGCATGCAGAGAAGGTAGAATATTCTCCCCTAGCGCTAACTTTCCAAGTACATTCTGAGCTGCTGCTTTCATGGATTCAAACGATCCGCTAAAAGTAGATGCTGCTTCTTTTGCTGTTGTTCCTGTAATATCCAAATTCTCTTGGATAGCGTGGATTGCTTGATAAACATCTGACAAGTTGTTAATGTCATACTTAACACCAGTCAGTTTTTCTGCATCTGCCAACAAGCGTTGCATTTCTTGCTTTGTACCACCATACAGTACGTATTCGCCATAATTCGCTAAATTATGACCGTCTTTTCAGACTGCTCTATGTCGCCATAGAGATTAGACTATCTCTTATGCTTTTAAAAGCATCCTAGCGCTTCGGCTTGCTTGAGCCTACTCTACTCCATTAAAAAAACACCCTTTCGGATGCTTTTTTTGTTTCGATAGTCGTTACACTTTCAAGATTAAATCTTGCTTAGCACGATATTGTCTAAGCTGCTATACTTAGAGTTTCATCGTTTTCACTAGGTTTACCCTCGGCTATGGCTTTTCTACCGAGCTTTAAATTGTCCAACATGGTGTAGTTTTGCTTCGCAAACCCTTGATAAGCCATCTGAATGCTTTCCATCGATGTCCCCATCTTATTAGCATTATCTGACATATCAATCATGGCCATGTTTGCTGTTTCAGCAGCTTTGTTTGTATCACCGCCTAAAGACTGCAAGAGACTAGCTGAGAAGCCTGTCACATTTTCCATATAGGCATTAGCTGATAAACCTGTAGTCTTGTAGGCTTCATTAGCATACCCCTTCACCTTATCAGCAGAACCTTTGAAAAGAGTTTCAATACCTCCGAGCGATTGCTGAAGCGCTGCACCTTCACTGATTGCTGCCGACAATGCCTTACCAATCCCTGCCGCTGCAATAACTTTCGTCATAACACCAACAAGACTAGAACCCAATGACTGTCCAGCACTTTGTCCAGCTGCACTCGCTTCAGGATTGAGGATTGATTGGATTTTACCAGTAATCCCTCTAGCTGATGGTATCAATTGTACATAAGCCTGTGCTATTTCTGTAGCCACTAATCCTCACCTCCTATCTTTTCTAAAATTTTCTGACGATATTCTTCAAAGTCCTCACCAGAATCAAAGATCATCTCCTTGCTTTCTTTAGCTTTAGTTTTTCCTGTTAGTTCCTCTGCAACCATTAATGGTTTGTTGATTCCTTTCTGACCGTCTGTTGTTTTAAACCAAACAAGAGCAGAAAGCCTATCAAGCACGCCTGCAAGCAAAAAGGTTTCAAAAGGAACTTTGCTATTGGTCATTGCTAGTTTGATCCGTGAATCATCTCTCAGACCAAAAGCAAAAACAGCTACCTGGTCAGCAGGTAACTGTCTGTAATCAAAAACCCCATATGTTTCAGCTAAATCACAAATAAGAGCATCTTCATCTGTTTGAATCATTCTAGCAAGGAGCGCTATTTTTTTAACTGGTTCTGACTTGTGAAAATCTCACTAATTTCTGCTCCCATTTTATCCAAAGGAACAATGCCATCCGCAGTCCGCACATGGTTTTTCAAATCTTCTGATTTGTCACCAAGCATAAGTTTGACCACTTTTGGTAAAACTGCCGGATTTGTATCTACTTCAGCGATTGCTTCGAGCAACTCATAATTTTCCAAGCGCTCTTTTGTGATTTCAAAAGAAAATCCGGTCGAAGTCACCCCACGGATTGTTTTAATCTGTGGCGCAGCTTCTTTATTTTTCTTTTTGCGATTTTGTTTTGACATGGTTAAGCTCCTTTGATGTATTCATAGTGTGTGTCATCAGTAGAGTTAGGAAAGGCAGTGACTGTCGTACCATATCCAAGAACACTTCCATCGTTATAAGTGATTTCATCGATGGCAGTTACCTTTCCTGAAGGGATAACAATACGTTTAAGTACACCACCTTTTAGAACTGTTTCGATTACAAGGCAATGATGTGGCAATTCTTTTGAATTTGCCTTAATGGTAATTCCTGATGACAATTCTCCAGATACATTATCTGATCCATAAACTTCCTTCAAAACTTCCACATTCAATGCTTCAATCAGCATATATTTGAATGTGTCTGTCTTTTCCTTTTGAACTGAACTTACAACGACACCACCCCATGCCTTAATATTTTCTGATTCTGGGGAGTTGCTATTGGTCATACCATCTTCTGAAATATAACCTAGTGCTTTAAACGCATCATCTAATTTTGTAGTTGCATCAGTTGGCAGTGCTGTTCCAAGAGGTGCAGAATAAACCGCACCTCCGATTTTAGGTTTTGCAGTCGTTACATTTGCTTCTGTAGCCATTTAATTTCTCCTTTTAAAAATAATTAATATCAAATACGGCTTGATATCGATATTGTTTGGTTTCAGTGTCCGTAAAATTGTAATCACTGTTCAGGTGGACACCACAGATTGAATCTAATTCAATCAATCCTTTCACAGCACTTTTCACTTTCACATTAAGCTCTGCAGCCTTCTGCATAGTTGGGCCATAACTTTGAAAAGCAAAGGTCGCACTACCAGAATGATTTCGCTCCTTCCCACCTGTCTTTTGAATAATGACAAAGCTATCGGGAGCTTCAGCTTCATGCTCAAAAAATGACGGTACATCTAAATGACCGTCAAGATATTTCTTGATAATAATTTCAATCATCTAATGCACCGCCTTCAACAAAGTGTTATTTTTCAAATTATCCCTCTTCGCTTTTCGCGTAGCTGGATAAATCATAGCATTGGCTCTTGTCTTACCAACGTGGCTATCTTGTTCATAGCCAGGACCACATCTTTTTTTAATGACCGTTGCTTCTTTGTTCAAGATGTCCTGAATCTCTTTTGATTTCAAAAGAGCTCCTACACCCGCACCGATAAGCTTGATTTTTGTATTACTCATAAGCTTCGACCATCACTTTCTTATTCCATTCTAAAGGCATCATAGCTTCAATGCCTTCCAAAGGAATGCCAATCGTACGCCATTTTCTCCCAAAGAAACGAACTTCACGGTCTTTCCACTCGTTCTGATCGCCTTTTGGAATGCCTAGTGTATAAGAGGCCTTCTTTCCAGTCAGACTGAGCTGATTCGTGATATCTTCTGCAGAAGCTGGAACAACCAGGACATTCTCTACTTGAATTTTTTTATTCTCATAGATAGGATGGCCAAAGTCATCCTGACCAGTCTTGGTTTTCCCAGTCAAAGTTACAGTAATTCCTTTAATCCGTCCCATAGATATCAATCACCCCATATCTTTGCTTTTTAATGCCCAGACGTTTCAATTCCGAGTCCTTGATAAAGAGACCTCCACCAGGGACTAGATATGATCCACTGAAGGAATATCCTAAAGCAGACTCAGCCATTTGAGTCATTGGTTCCTGATCAGTAGAGGTCATCAAGGTGCGAGCGACTACATCCACAGTTACGGATTTGACCACCATGGCAAAAGATGGATCAGTAGCCACCAACCCATCTAAATCCTTGCCAACTTTTTTAGCTTCAACACGAAGAGAATGAGAAACAACTTCCAACAGTGCTTCGGCTCGTTCTTTCTCATCGAATTTCAATGTTCGCCACAAAGTTTGAACATCTTCTACTGTTGCAAAGTTTTCCATTCATCTCATCCTTCGTTTTCGATTAGTAAATCAAGCAAGGCAGATTTATTTGCTTTGCTATCATATTCAATACCTAGCTCGTCAAGCTTAGCCTTAATTTCAGCCACTGTCAAAAGGTATTCCTGTTTAAATTCCTCAATAGGAACCCAATCTCCAGATAGCTCGCTAGCTGTTGAAATACAAACACCTGTATTTTTATCACGATATGTAGTCATTTCCTACCTCCATTAAGCTTTAACACGAGCGAATGCATCAGCATCTAAGATTCCCCATCCAATAAACGCTTCAGCACGCAGCAAGATTTCATTATAGGCTTTCAAGTCACGGCCTGCTCCATCTGGATCACCATATTCAATAATTTCCATAGGAATGTTTTCAGCATATCCCCACTTAAAGCGATTTTCAAAGTCACCAACGATTGCATGGTCTGTTTGAGCATTTCCACCTGTAACAGTCAAGTTTTTGTTTACGTCTGATTTCATTCCGTAGAATGAGTCAGGATTTTGACCAAAGCGGAATTCTGGATATTGAGTTACACCGTTTACTTTCAATTTAGCAAGTGATTGACCACCTACTGGAGAGAGAGCTACACCAGTAACTTCTCCACCTTTAGCAACGATTTGTTGAACAGCAGCATCAATGTTATCGTCAAATTTATCTTCTGCATAATTTACGATATTTGCAGTAACCACGCCATCAAATGAGTTAGTGTCACGGAAAGTTGCATCTGTAAGCCCTTTTGGCTCCAAACCGTGGATAGCAGCAATATCAAATGCATCTGCAATTTTCTTAGCGAATCCTTCAGCAAATTGTGAAAGGTATTCAAGTTGTTTTTCTTCCGAAGCATACTTAAATTCATCTGTGATACGAGCTTGGTAAACAAATTTAAGAGGTTTGATTACCTTTGGTTCAATAATTGCTTTACCACCAAGTTTTTGTTGACCTTCACCAACGATCTGAGCATTTCCTTCAAGACTGAAGATAAATTGTTCTACCCCGTTAAACGGAATAGGTGTTTGAGATGAGAGTTTAGCAAGTACAGAACGTCCTTGTACTTTGCTAATTAGTTCTTTAACCAATTCTGGTTTAAATAATGTTGATTGTTTTAATGAATTATCTGCCATTTTTTATTCTCCTGTATGATTTAATTCTCGAAGCATTGACTTCATTTGCATTGTTTTATTATCGCCAACTTGAGGTTCAGTTTCTCTGATTGGCGCAACTGGTTGAGTTCGTTTGATAAATCCAGCCAAACGCTCTGCATCTGCGTCAAAGCTTTCTTCATCATTTCCCTGCAGACGGTCTGCAAGGTCGTAAGGTAGTCCATGTTTCAATGCAATGCGAGTTCGCAGACTAGCTGTCTCATAGCCAGCAATTTTATTCTGCAATTCTTCAAGTTGCTTATCTGAATCTTCCTTACTTTGATTAGTAGCTTCGATGGTTGACTTCAAGTCACCATTTTCTTTTTCCAACTCTTCAACACGAGATTTGAGCTGGTCATAGTCGACATATTTCTCTTTCTCTCGAGATAAGCGAGCCTTAATAGCAGCATCAAATTCTTCTTGTGTAGTGATTGGTTTAAATTCTGACATTCTCATGTCTCCTTTCTCCTGCTTTCCCGGCAGTTCGGTAATTTTTTTGGCATCAAAAAAAGCAGTCACAAGACCGCTTATTTTAATAACTGATTTTTTGCTTTTTCTTAGGCTTGGTTGTAGCACAAGCCCAGTGCGCAAGCAAAGCACTATCCATCAAAGAAATATCCATATCGTCAAAGTGCGATCGATAACCAAAGCCACCATTTGAGCCAATATTCCGCTTATCACAGTTAGTAGCTACCTTTGATAGAGATGGTTGACCAGCGTGACAGATGGTCTTCTGGTAAATTCCCTGTTCCCAAAGAGCGTTGGCTACGATGATTTCTTTCACCGTAGGCAGAATCACATTCTTGATTCTGTAGTCCTTCAACTCTTCATCCAGGATCTTTTGACCACTTGCACCATCCACAACAATCTGAGCTACATCAGCTTGTCGTAGAAAAGCTACCATCCACTCATTCCCATTACGAACGGATTGACAATCGACAGTTTCAACAAAAAAACGACCATCTTTGGTCCGTGCAGCAATACTCATCGCTACATTCGTTCCATCTTGGCCATACTTGATACCAACAGACAGCTTGCCAGACAATTCTGGTACGTCATCCACCTTGAGCTCGTTCCACTCCGTCTCAGAAATAGCAGATTTCTGGTTGTAGGTTGGCCAAAATCCCAAACGTTGGATATTATGGTCCAGCTTATCCTCACCAAGCTCTGCTTCAATCTTACGCTCATTTAAGTGGTAGCCCATGGATGGATTGGAATTATACCAAGCTTCCACATCGTCGATTTCCTTTTCATCGGAAACCGACCACTCAGCCCAGCCAGAATACTTCCCTTTTCCAAAGAGACAAGTCTCACGGTATTTCGTAAAGACCGTACCACTCGATACAGGAGTTGGAGGTGTCCCACACATGATTGTGATAGGATTCTCACTATCCGTAACCGTGTATTTCAAAGCAGATTCCTGTTCAGTCGTGTACTCTTGAGCCTCGTCAATGATCAGCATATCAAAACCTTCACCAAGACCACCATTTGAGGTTCTTGTACGGAATTGGATTACACCACCTGTTGAATACAGCTCGATTCTTTCTTGTCCCTTTGCTCGAATGGAATTAAAATCCTCACCATCTACATAACCCATTTTTTCAAGGTATCGTTTAACCTTTTCAAAAGAGGCATGAGAGGTAGAAATTCTGTGGGCAGTATGTAGGATATTTAATCCTTCATGTAGCCCCCAAATTTCACCAATATATAGGATTTCAGATTTCCCATTACGACGAGGAATAGAGTAACCAAACTTCTGATGCACCCAAAGACCATTTTTATCAACAGCCATCAAAGGCAACAAAAGATTCTTCTGCCAAGCATAGCAAGAAAGACCAGTCCGTTCGTAAAATTCAATCGCTTCTTTAGCTTTTGAATTTTTCTTGACGTATTTTAAAATCACCGATTGAGTAGGATTCTGATTGCCAAGTTTCTTCTTCCTCGCCATTCCACTTTCCTTTCAATCGTCATCGCATGATAACCCTATCGCTGGGAGATACGGATCACCTCCTAAACTAAAACATAATAAAAGCACCTAACTTCAACTTCAGTTAAGTGCTTTTATTTAATCGGTTCACCCTTAGCATAAGCTTCTTTAGCCTCCGCAAGTGTCATTTTATTTGGACCGCCATCGGTATTTATAATACCTGTATTTTGCCAATGACAGACGTCACAGATATCATAGTCCATAACTTCAGTTCCACAAACAGGGCAATGAAGCCATAGATAACCATCAATCTCCCATGTCTTTTTTGAATTCTCCATCATAGTACTCCTTTCCTAAGTCTGGTTTAAACATCGTATTTATTTTATGTACTTTAGGATTTCCTAAAACATATACGTTGTTCTCAACATCATAACGAACTCGTCTATGTTCCGTCTGATAACCTAATATCTTGTCCGATGTCTGTTTTGATAACAAATCAGACGCCATTTTTTGGTATTCTTCAATGGTTATATCGCCAAATTCTTTTCCATGATCTTTGAAATGACCATTTAAAGATTTTTCAGTAGGGAACTTTGCTTTAGTCCATTTTATACGGTCTTTTAGTTCCTTGTATCCCTTAACATCATTATACTTCAAATCCTGAAATTTTGCCAGTGAAATAGGAGCGTTTTTAACTCCTAAAACATCAACTATTGTCTTATACTCCTGAATGTCTGCTTTGCGATTGTTATCACGCACATCAATATTTATTCTCTTACGATTTTCTAATTCATCTGAACTCTTATTGCTGATTTTTTTAGTCCAGACATTTTGAGTTTTTCCGTTTTTAGGATCATAGTCTAAAATACAACGACAATGCTGATGCCTTCTATAAACGTCCTTCGGAACTCTTGGATATTTATAATTCCCTTGAACTTCCTGACACCACTCACAACAATGAAAATACGATTTTCGGACAATCTCGGGTTGCAATCCAGACCGATGATGAAACTCCACATTCTTCCGGATGCTATCATCAATAATGGACTGAGTGAAGTTCACAATAGGTTCACCGAGCAGCCAACTGACATCCTCAAAATTCTCCTCAGACGAAAAGCGATTGACAATGCCAGCAATTCGATCCCGATTTAATTCAGGAACTTGAACTTTCAGACCGATTTTTGCTTCATCATTCAAATTCTTCTGAACATCACTAGTATAACCACTCACAAGCTCGTGATTTCGTCCTAGCACGTCCGTCAGCAAACGTTGAGCGATATTATAATACATTTTACCGTCTGGTAATTTATCGGCGCTCAGAGACGCTCCTAGATCCTTAGAGAGAATTTCTCCAACTTCAACCGCGAACTCATTTGCAGTTTTGTAAGTAGCTTTTTTTGCATTCAACGCAGCAAAAGCATTTCTGACGACCTCACTCTTACCGAAATCTCTCTCAAACCTCTCCTGAACCTCTTGCAAGATACCAGGTAAAACATCATTCTCCATTTGAACCACCCTCGCTTACCACTGGTTTAGCTGACATGTCTCCGGCGATACCAGTAAGGTCTCGAATGGTTTCTGCGTTGATGTAACCAGGTAATGCCTGATTCAATTTCACAACACCATCACCAATCATGGTCATTGTATTCGCATCCGCTTCAAATAGCGGTTCCCATTTGACTGTAGTTCTTACAAATTGACTTCTGGCATAATGAAACTCATCACGCAAGCATGCTGCAACATAGGCCACATTAAGTAGACCAGCTCCCAGTGACCTCTGAGCCTTGCGACCAGCCAGGCGCAAGTTCTCATGGCTAGCCTTGATAGCTTCAACAGATGACGGATTGTCAGACACAAAACCTAAATCATCCAAGGTCAAGCCCATCTCCCCAGCAAATCCAGCAGCGGCTGTTCTCAGTTGTTCAGTAAACGGTGACATGCTAGCTGTAGTAAACTGTCCAACGCTCGGCTTCTCACCTTTATCGCTTGAAGAAATCGTCAACAAGCTTGATACAGTAGCTTTCCATTTCTCCATAGGTTCCGCATCAGGATCAAGTCCAAGAATGTATTTCTGTGGCCATGAGTAGAACTCAGCAGTGATATCAGCCCGTTCCAAAGTTCGCTTAGCGTATTTCTGATAATACATTCCTGCCCTGGTAATACGAGACCGACCAAAAGGACGAACCGCATCAGGACGATGAATGACCGGAACTAGCAGAGGAATACCCGTTTCATTCGTAACCGAGTAAGGCTCCCCATCTTTCGGAATAAAATGAGTAGCATTAGGTTCAAAGTATGCTTCAAGCGTTGGACGATTGTAATCATCATGAGCCAGAACTGCATAACCTTCCACAAGCAATCCAGTTATAGGATCAATAACTCCCGTCGCATTACTTGATTCAATGACTTGCAACCTCACCTCATCATCTTCACCCTTCGAAATGTAGACGAAACTACACGAACCAATCAGCGCAGCTAAAATAGCACTATCAAAGAAGATATCTGGATTGTTCCGATTAAAGATTTCTGTAACATTAAAATCATCGTTAGCAAATGCCCTGAAAATCAAACGATCTGCAAGACTATCAACACCCTTTGCAGCCCAACCAAGGACAGCTTGATACTTTGCCCTGATGTGTGCAGGAATTGTGATTCCTGTAGGTGCTTCATAATGCTGCATCGCATAATGCTTGTATCTCAGATTGACTCTGCTCTGATAGAGATTCAACTTCCTCCTAAGATACTCAATCCCTCTTAATTCCAAACCGTTCTCCTTTCATTGTGATGATTTGGCGCGAGAAAAAATGTACAGTGACGGCGTGAAGCTCGCGAGCGCCTAGTGGGAGGGGGATACCCCCCTATCATCATCTAGGACTTACTTTCACACATATCTGTTATTTTTTCGAGTTTTAAATATTTTTTTATTTTTCTTTTTTACAAAAAAATAATTCTTTCATTAAGACTTCAAGCTCTATACCTAGTCCAGTCCCTGGACTGTGGCAAGTTCCTGTTACCTACAACAGTAGCATTAGCTGATCTATCATCAGCGTAAAGCTTGTCAGACTTCTGTCTGTTGCATTGCCAGTGGGCTAACTGCAAGTTTTGAATATCTGATGGATGACCATTACGATTGATTGGAATAATGTGGTCAATGACTGGACTTAATGGATGTGGGTACCTCAAGGACTTATCAACTGGTAGTCCACAAATCCCACAAGTATTTCTTGTTTTGAGAATAATATTTTTATTCTTTTCAAAAGCGACTCTGTGAGGACCACTCCGGTCCGGTCTATCCTGGGGGTTATTCATTTAGGGAGGGGCCTTTCTTTTTTGGGAGATAGGGAGTTAAATTTTTATGATGTAAGGGGGAGTTTTTCAACCTTTAACACCCTCTTATATTTAACATATCTTATATTTTGTGACTTTCGACAGAGTATTGTTCAACCCAGTTATGACAATGGTTTGTAAGCATTTCTGAATTATCCAATTTACTTTTTCTCAATATGTTAAATAAGTATACTTTTAATACGTAAAAGTAAGCATACTTTCATCGATTTCATCTTGGTTATATCCGATGTAATCTAAGGTAATATCTGGTGCAGAGTGATTAAGTATTTGCATTAGAATAGCTATATTCCCATTTTGTTTGTAATGATGATAACCAAATGTTTTTCTCATCGAATGGGTACCAATGTTTTTTAATCCTGAATGTTTAGCTGCATCATTTAAAAATTGATACACAGCTACTCTACCAATGTGTTTAATACTTACTCCGTCACCTCTAACTTTCTTTCTGCTAGGAAAAAGATAGTCATAACTCTCAAGATGATTTTCTTTTATGTAATAATCCAAAGCTTTACGTAGTTCAGGATTAACTGCAAATTTTCTGATTTTACCAGTCTTCTTCTCTTTAACCTCAATTCTATCTTGATTGACATGCTTTACTTGAAGAGGGACAATATCGCTTACTCGTAACCCCGAATAAATTCCGACCAAAAAAAGAATGTAGTTTCGCTCACTTTTTGATTTCAAATAATTCTTCATTCTATCAATGTCATCTGGTTCACGAATGGGTTCTACTTTCTTCATGGTATCACCTCCAAACCACAAGAAAAGGCAGGTTGTGCCTGCCTTTATAATTATTTCATAATATAATTTTAGCACATTAATTCGTATATTTACTCCGAACTTACTCCAAATTTACTCCAAGAAAACTCCAAGAAAACTCCATTTTTTTTATTCTAAGACTTCAATTTGTTCTCCATTTCGGTAAAGCTCAGCAAATGCCATTAAAGCCTTATCTAAGATATCGTAATAAGAACTTTCTGAGATAGCTAAATCCATTGAGATTGTTTCATCTTTCTTACAATCCCATTGAAGATATTTCTCATAAAGGATTCTACGATACAATGGATCATGTAATCCACTTACTGCTTGTTCAATTGCATCTAGTTCAAGTTCAGCATCAACTTTGCGAATTGCTAATTTCTCAACCTGACTATTTCTACTAAACGATTGAGAGCGTGGCATGAATGAGTATGTAGTTGTTACCTTCTGCCCATCTATGTCATTGGCCACTCTTCTCCATCTAAGATATCCTCTCAGAATTCTCTTGGCATTTTCTTTTGTTTTTGATTCATTAATATCAGGAAAGAAAGGCATCGTTCACCTCTTTTCTATGCTTGGTATCATCTTGCATCTCCTTAAAGCGCCCATCTATTTAAAGATAATATCTTCATCTTCAATAAGCTCTCTAATAAATTGGTTTTCTGGAATCATTCTTCCACCTCCTCGACTTCAAACAATGGACTGTTAAACACTTCACCAAAGCCAGCATCTTCAAACTTCTTGCGGGTGTGATGTGTCCCCACAGCAGATCCATTTTCAGCATCAGTGAAATACCATTCATCATCAAGTGAATCATAATTGAGATAGTTATAACATTCACTCAAGCCTTTCATCTTCACCATATACCGCTTTTCCTTCTCTACCTCATAGCCGTCAAGCCATGCACGAGCGAATGTTTCTTGGTTTTCTGAGTTATCCACCCAACTATTGACTCCCTCGGGCGTGTATACGAGAGAGTTAAGCAAGTTTTTTTCTTTTGCTTTGCACTTCTCAATCCAGTCCGCCACAAACTGCGGTACTACGACTTTCTGCGGTTCGTCTAGTAACTTTATCAATTCCAATGTTGTTAATTTATCAATCTTAGATCTAGAGCCACTGCAATCTACTGGTAACTCAATAACTGCTTCAAACAATTCTTTTTTATTCATTTTCCAACTCCTCCAACTGTTCTTGATACCTTTTCAGTTTCTTCTTCCAAAAATCGCGTTCAGCAGCTCTCATGTGCACCGCTGATTTATGACTTGGTTTCTTCAGTTCTTCAATCTTTTCTTCAGCTACTTTGATTGAACGTTTTAAACCCTTAATTATATCTTGATTAATTGTACTCATCCGAATACTCCTAGAATGGTAAATCATCATCAGATATATCCATAGGGTTAGTTTTTTCAAAACTTGGTGGAATTTGATTTTCCATACTTGCATTATTTGCAGCATTATCCTTTTTTTCAAGGATTTGAAAACTTTCAGCTACAACTTCAGTCACATAGACACGTTGTCCTTGCTGGTTATCGTAGCTACGAGTCTGAATACGACCTGTAATCCCTACAAGAGCACCCTTTTTGAGCCAATTTGCAAAGTTTTCAGCTTGCTGGCGCCACATGATGCAACTAATAAAATCAGCTTCATAATCACCCGCTTGATTCTTAAAATTGCGATTCACAGCCAAGCTGAAAGTTGCAACAGCCACATTTGATGGTGTGTATCTTAACTCAGGGTCACGAGTCAATCGACCTATTAACACAACATTATTGATCATTGTTTAATTCCTTTTCCACTTCCTCAATCTCAATTCCTTCACAATCAAACACCCAGCCGAAGCCTAAATCTTCTAATTCTTTTCGGGTGAATTTGCTTCTTAATTTGCTTTGTAAAAATCCCAAGAATTTTTCATCTTTAGCACTTACAAGATACTGATCCACTGCTTTTAGTTTCACCCAATACCGCTTTTCTTTCTCGACCTCGTAGCCGAAAAGTATAGCTTTTATCAATCTTTTTCTGTTTTTTACAAAAAAAAACAACATCTTCCGTCAAGTCTTTCATCTCAACATTATTATTATCTGTAATTTGATGTCCCCAGCCTGCTCTTGATACATAATATAAAGCCTTTGTAATATCTGAGTCTCTGTCAAAATCAAACGTTTCAAGGAATTTTGCTTCTTCCTCAGATACTTTGACTTTCCCTGGTTCGTCTAGTTGTTCTAAATCTTGAAGAAAAATTTGACGGGCTGTTTCTGCTCCTGGAGCAAACCATACACCTTCAAGTTTTTTGTACTTTTTAACCAACTCTTTTTTATTCATCACTCTACCTCCAAAAGTTCCGGATTTTCGTAAATGTTACCGATGATTTCCTCGTCTTCAGTCCACGCATACCCACTTAGCAAGCCCTTTAGATATATAGCAGGCATTCCACCTATGAATGTGCCTCCGTATTCTTTTTCTAAATATACTTCATGGTGACATCCTCTTGTACATTTAACGATGTCACCGACGAACACTTCCTTTCCATTTCTGTCAAAAAGTCCTGTTGATTGCATGAGCTCATATTCTTTCATATCCTCTTTTGCAACATTGCCATTTTTGTAAGTCACTTTAACAACTTGTTCATCTAAGACTAGTGCATTAACTTGCACCATTTCTTTAAACACTTTATCCCACGCTCTAAATTTTGGTATCATGCCAAATCCTCCTCTTTGACAAACACTCCATCGATCATCTTCCCTTTTCGGTCTTTGATAACGTTGTATGCTTCGTCTAAACAATTCTCAGCAGTAGTTCCATTTAAAAACGAAACAGTGCTAACAACACTGTCAAGAAACATCAAATCAGCTTTGATTAAAGGAATTTGAGTTTCATTGTGACAGACATGAGCGTATAACTTCTGAGCGATATTGCCCAAACTGGAAACCATCAGCAGCAATTCGAGTTCCTGTTGATTCGCTGAAATCTGAGCGCTATTCTTGATCTGTTGTTCAAACCCAATCAAAACTACCTGGATGTCTCCGAGCGCATCGTAAATCAGTTCAGATTTATCCTTCGCGATGCCTTCAAATAATTCCCCTGATTCTTCCATCAGCTTCAAGAACTGTTTGACAGGATTTGCTTCATGTAGATTTCTGTCTACAAACCATTGTTGTACTTTTTCTTCCAAATTCATTTTTGTATTCATCTTATTTTTCCTCCGTTTTCTTCGTAATCAAGTAGTAGCAATAAGCTGCTCCGTAGTCAATCCTGTATCGTTCAATCATCAATACCTCCTATCCTTCATCCCAGACGGATACACAAAGCATCTGCCTGTCGCTCCCTCAAAAATGCGACTTGATAAAGCACCGTTACCGAAATCATCAGAGTAAAGCTCTTTAATCTCTTCACTAGAAAGATTCGTGTTGATAATCGTATTCGTCCGATTATCCAGGATCTTGAACAATATCTGATGCGACCACTCGTTCCGCTTCGTGTCAGCTTTTCGACTCTCTTTCCCAAGATCATCCAAGAAAAGAAAATCAACCTCAGACAATAGCTTGACCATCTTAGCTTCTGAAAATCCATTGTCAAACTCAAAGCTTTCTCGAATCTTGTCAAATAAAGTCACAACAGATACAAAGAGCACGCTTTTCGGTTCATCATAAGACTTAAATTGCTCATTGAGAAACCGAGCCAAGCCATAGGTCAGATGACTCTTACCAACACCAGAAGGACCAGTGATGATAGCATTGCCAGTTTCACCTTTGGCATAGCAGCGTTCTAATCGCTTCACGAAATTCATAGCCTTTTCATCAATATCAACCTGAATCTCATAGTCATGTAGTGACTTGCTGGCCAGCTTAGTTGAAACGATACTATCGCGAGCAAAAACCTCATAAGTGTCCGAAAGCTTACTCTTGACCTCGGATTCCATATTCAGCTGCTTTTCAAAGAGTCGAATGTTCTCTTTCTCACACTCAGGACATTGACTGATTTCCTCAACCTTGCCCTTGATAGGAATCTTAACAGACCAAAGATGGCATCCATGGATTTCACAGACATCATCAAGAACTGTTCTAGTTCTAAATTGTTTAAACTGTTTCATTTAAAATCCTAGCCTTTCATCAACTGCTGATTGAAAAGAGTGAACTTTGCGTGGCATAGGTTGATTCAGATAGTTGTCCATCTTGTTTCCGAAAAGCGTTTGTGGTTGAAGATACTGCTCATACTCTGTACCTTTCCACTTAGCGACCATGATGTCCACAACCTTTTTAAAATCTTCAAGGACATAACCCTCTTTTAGCCTTGCCTTGATAAATTTTTGATGACTAGCAGTATCAACTTTAAAATTTTTCTTAGCTTTCAAATTGAGATAAGAAATGACTTCTTTACAAATCGACAATTTATTATTATTATCTATATCAGTCTTTATAATATCAGTCTTTATTGTTTGTACTTCTTGCGTATCCAGAGTGGTATTTTCTACGGTTCTGGATGGTAATTTCTCCGGTTCAAGAATTGTTTGTTGAACAATTTTGGGACCAAGGATATAAAGTCGATTTGGCTTAGTCAATCCTTGACGCTCTTCCTTTAGCAAACCTGATGTCACAAGTTCCTTTTTAATCTTGGTTACTGTCTTCTCTGAACATCCAAGTTCTTCACAAAATTCAGCTGTAGTAAAATACATAAAAACTTTGCCATTTTGATCATGCCACTTTGACTCCAAAGATAAATCCAAACGATTATAGAGCAATGCATACATAATCTTTGCATTGTTTGATAGTTTTTTATATGGCTCTTTAAATAGCCATTTGGGTAATTGAAAGTATTGATACTTTTCAACTTCATTTTTATAATATGTCTCAGCCATATACTATTCCTCCACACTTGAAAATTTTGTGTATTCTTTATGAAAATACAACTTCACTGTGCCTAAACTGCCATGCCGATTCTTTTCCAAGATCAGTTCGGTTACGTTATTCGCTTCTTGACTGTCTGCCTGTTCTTTCTGATAGTAGGCCTCATGATACAAGAATGCTACGATATCTGCATCTTGCTCAATAGAGCCAGACTCTCGCAAGTCTGCTAGCATTGGCCGTTTATCTTGTCTCTGTTCAACTGCACGACTTAATTGAGATAAAGCAATGACTGGTACTTTTAAATCTTTTGCAAGTATCTTCAATTCCCTTGATATTTCAGAAACTATCTGCTGACGATTTTCTCCTTTTGATCCAGTAATTAACTGCAAGTAGTCAATGATAATAACACCAAGTCCACCCATTTCTTGGGCAAGTTTTCGAGCTTTTGAACGAATTTCTGAAATACGAATACCTGCTGTATCATCTACGAAGATAGGAGCATCATAGAGATTGCTTTGAGCATGCACAAGCCTTCTCCATTCATCTGTACTTAAATTCCCAGTCTTCAAATGATAACCTAGAACCATCCCCTCTGATGCAACCATCCGTTCAATTAAGTCTTCTGCTCCCATTTCGAGTGAAAAAATAACAGTTGGTTTATTTTCTTTCACAGCTACATGCTTTGCTATATTCAACGCTAATGCAGTCTTACCCATAGCAGGACGTGCAGCAAGAATGATAAGGTTATCCTCATGAAGACCTGTTGTAATCTTATCTAATCCTATGAAACCTGTAGAAATCCCTGTCACAACTCCATCTGTCTGCGAGCGTGTCTCAACTATTTGCATATGTGTGTCTAGGATGTCAGCCACATTACGAAATCCAGTACCTGAATTTTGATTACTGATATTGATTAAGGATTTTTCAGTTTTAGCAATGATGTCACCAATCGATACATCACCTTGGTAGGCACTAGATAATGAATCAGACAAGTCAGCGATGACTTTCCGAAGAGTTGCCTTCTCTTTTACTAATTTTGCATAATGCTCCACATTTTTTGAAGTTGGTGTTGAATTTACCAACTCGACAACGTAGTTTATACCACCGATATTTGAGATGTCACCTTGATTGGTAAGAGCAGACACCATAGTCGTAGCATCGATTGGCTCACCTTTTTCAAGCAATGACAACATAGTTTTAAATACAATCTTGTTGGCAGGCTTGTAAAAATCGTCAGGAGTTAATTCGTCTGCAAGTGATATCATCGTTTCCGGTGAGATAAAGACAGCACCCAGAACCG